GCAAAACAATTACCGTATTTTTAACAAACATTCTCTTGATGGGATTAAAAGTAGCAGACGTATTTTCAACTGTAAATTCTAAGAAGAATGTATTTTATAGTGCCTATTTGAAAAATAAGGTTCAATATAATGATGTTGATCCTGATAAAATTATGATGGATACTGAGGCAGAATCTAAAGTAGAAGAGTTACCTGATATTGTTATAGACGAAACATCTGAGTCTTCAGGTAAATCTGATTTATCTGAAACAAATGAAACAACCCCATTCAAAGAATCTGATGTGAGTAAGAATACTCCTGAAATGAATACTCAATCTGAGACTAATTCATCAGACGAACCATTGATATCAGCTGCTTCCAATGATATATTTGAATCATCGCAACCTAAAGAGGAAGAATTGGCGGATAATTCGGTTTGAGACAATTTCTCAATAATAAACATACGCTTATAAATTTTTTTACCTTCTTTTGTATAGCCAGCACTAACTCTCTTTGGTGTCATTTTATAATGACACGAACGTAGTATTTGTCTTACCAAATTTAATAGAGGCCATTTTTGATTATCTTCTGCATTCGATTGAAGAGAAGTTAGAGCAGATGAAGTAAATAATTGTTTCAATATAGAAATATCTTCTTTCACCGAATCATATACCAGTTTGTCTAAAAAAATTTCTCTAGGCACTAGCATACCATCTAAATCATGGAACTGATTTAAACCGATTTTACATTTCATTAAAAATGTTTTTACATGTTCTAATTGTGTATTGTTCATAATACTATAGAATAGATATGATACATACATTTAAACCCTTACACCAAGAAAAATATAATTTACATATTTGAATTTATTATTATTGGTATATAGTATATATACCAAATACTTATGGCAAATACTCCACATGAAATAATATTATCAACCTCAAATATGTTATTTTTTACTCAAAATTTATTTGCACATGATATAACACACGATGCACATCCTGGTAAATTAGGTAAATTAAGAGGACCTGCTGCTATAGGTACAAGTCCGCCAGATATACAAAAACATTATAGCGAAAGTAAATTCGGTGGCTCGAAAAAATACAAAGGGGGAGCTAGTGATGATGTATCATCCGAACTATATTTAGCAAACTTAAAAAGTATTTTGATTGACATGAATAATACAGTACCTAATAATCTTTTTATGGCAACTAATAGAACGCGTCAGGCAACATCTAGTTATGATTTTGAAAATAGCTTAATTGTAATAATAGATATTGATGATATCATAAAAAATTATAAAAAATCTAGATATTTTCTATTCTCACAGAATAAGTTGTTTTACGCAAATGGGTCAGTAAATCCAGACCTTGATATTGATTATCCGTCTAATATTTATATAAATGGAAAATTATTTGACGCATTTAACATAGACGTAAATATTGGAACATCTGGAGGTATGGGTATGGGTAATTTATATACTATAAGTATGGCAACCACTTATATAGATGAAGATACAAATATGTCACAAACAGAAGCATATACCATAAATTTCTACAAAGACAACTACGATAATGATAAAAGTTTTAATTTAACTGTCAATACAAGCGAAGGGGTCACACAGTATGCATATAAACAACTATCACCAATGGACTTATATACATACCTAGATACGAATCAAGATAGTGTTTATATAAAACAAATTACGGACTGGGCAGATTTACAAACATTATATACAATCAACCCAGATGAATATCACGATGACCTCTTTATAAAGTTTATAGATTATTATACTGATCCTAGGATGATATTCTATAAACTGTTTAACGAGTTTATTCAATCCTTATTTACCTATATCATAGATCCTATGAATGACATACAATTAAAGAATATCATTGATACATTTGTAAAAGTAGCTACCTATATTTCTCAACTATATTCTACATTATTTACATTAGAACAAGGCGATTTGAACCTGAATGAGCCGTTTCTAGGAATCGTCGGCACAATAGTAAGCGCGTTTATAAATAATCATGTAGCTGCTTCTATGAGTGTTGAAAGTATGAAACAATTTACCGATTCATTGACTGTTTATTACCAAAACAATATAAACCTACAGAGGCTTCAATCGCTTCAATCGCAAAACAATGCCATCTTAGAGAATTTTATCAAACTTGATATCGTTATGCAATCAATTATATTAAATTTAAACATTACAAACGAGGCTTTGAAAGGCGGATCAAATTATAAAATCGGTGGTACTTCCGGAGGGACGACTGATTACACTTATCAATCATTTTTTATAGACAACAATATAGTAAAACATATTTTATCAATATCATCAACTGATACATACAATAGCATGATGTCAGTAATATTTCCATGGCAAACCGATGTTGGACCTATGAACTTTCGTTCGTGGGTACAAACAGCTGGTAATCCATCAAATATATTATCATTTGTAAAAAGTGTAAAGATACCAGACATACCGAATATTCAGGAAGCTATGTCAAACACCAAATCATTTGCTACATCATATATTAATTCACTCGATACATCATTATATTATTTTTTTACTGGATTAGATATTAATGGGGATAATGATGTTCCTTACGAAGGATTGATAAATGAATTAGGTATAATCTTAGATGGAATACAAAACGATAATATAGTATCATTAACCCATTTATATACTAGACTTACGCAATTATCCGCAAGTGATTTTACATATCCAATGTTATTGAAATCTGCTCCAAAATCTAGAATACATGAAAAAAGTAAAGAGATGAACAAATATAAGAATAATTTGAATATTTTTGCTAATTTCGAGCAAAGTGTTGCAATCGCGTTACGAATATTATTTATAGTAGTACAATTATTAAATTTCCAGAGTGATATATTTGTTCAATCTCAATTGTCAAATTTTATATTTACATGCAATCAAATGTTTCGCACATATGTAACTTTATTTAAGTATATATATGATGTAATGTCTTCCGAACCAACATTACTACCAGCACAAAAAATATCAATGTCTTCTATGATTGCGTCATCAATAACAAGTATAAATTATAGTATAGACGCATTAGTAGCAAAGTATCTTGTACCACAACAAAAATACTTAGAAACTAGTTTAATAAAAAATCAAAGAAATATTCTGAACAAAATAATACTAAAAAAAAATATACTCAAAGGAACAATCGGTGGTTCTGATATAGATAGTACCTTGGAAAAATTTTTTATGAATTATTTGATATATGAAGCTGGAAATTTTCAAGGAAATTCCAATTATTTAAAGGGTGTATTAAAAGGAGGTTCAAAAAGAATACAAAACGGGGGTGACTCTAATTTATTTCGCACGCTGGGCTATAGTACTGGAATCCCTCCTGAAAATCAATATTATGTAATTAATAATGCAGTTACTGGTTTAAATAAATTCAATATACCTCCATTTTTTTGTCCATTTTCATCTATTGTAGATGGTCAATCTACATGTAGAACTTTAAAGTCAGCTATGGCTAACAATGGTATTGAGATAGGTAATATGAATGTAATAATACGAGATGGTAGATCTGATATTAAATCGTCTGTCGGTCCAACTGGTGAAACAACCAGATATCATATAAGAACTGAAATTCAAGGACAAAATCTGTATATACATGCATATTTAAAAATAGGGGATGACATCTTAATAAATGTTGGACAAGTTGGAACGTATGTAAAGCAAGAAGAACCGCCGATAATAGTTGATTTGAATTCAACAAATACGCCGCTATCGGCTGTAAATGTAATTAAAGATATGATGACTACTAACTATGAATTAATGAAAGATGCTACTGGGAATACCGTATCATGGTCTAATTATTTAGAAAGTATAGAACAAGCTGCTAATATAAATATAAGACGTCGAATAATTACATCGTCGTTTAAAAAATCTTTAGGAGACTACCTACAAGAATTAAACGCTATTGTGTCGAATGGAGGGTACGTCGGAAAACTAGAAGAAAAAGCTATACCTAAAACCAGAATTTTAGATCCAAATACGCTACGTGTTGGATTACATAATGATAGACCAGCTATGATTCGAGCAATATTATTAATTTTACTGGGAAAAGGAGACGTAAATCCTAATGCTTTATCCGGATTATTAACTATAGAAGGAAGATATGTTGTTGGATGGAGAAATAAAAAGGGCAACAACTCTTTACTAGGTGGAAACAAGCGCAGATATACAAAAAAGCATAAACAGAAACAGAAACAGAATAAACATATCATCATTTACAAAAAGAATAAAAAAAACAAATATACCAATAAAAACAAGGTTACCTCTAAAAAACATAAATCTAAACTAACTCGCTGTATCAAAAGACGCGTGACTTTACGAAAAAAATAATTATTTACATGATTATTTACGTGATTACTTACGGATATTTATTAGATTTATTTTATGTGTATTTATTTTCCAAATAATTCAGGGATACTATATTCGTCGCCATTTTTTTCGTATTTGGCAATGATACGTGGATTTTTTACATTCGCAATTACATCTTCGGTATCATATACGTTTCCACTATCATCTAAGTAATATACAATACCTTTGATATCAATCGCATTTACATCCACCTTTTTAGTGGTTGATACAGGTTCTTGGTCACTCATCATTCCATGAGGTGTTCCTTTACTATGTGTTCCACAATATTGACATTCGTCTTTTTTTCGTCGCGTACATTGCTCACCACTTGCTCTCTTGGCACAACATCTCTCATATATAGGAACCGTACTTTTTACTCGTTTTCTCTTCATAAAATCGTCTTTATCTAATTCAAAATTATCATATTGATAAATATAATTAACCAGTTCTGATAGTTCAGATTGATTTGTCGCAGCAGGTATAGCTTGTATTTTTTCGGCTAATGATGTCTTAAAATTATGTACATAATCACTAATCTTCTTATTTAAACGTCTCTCCATATTCTTATTATATATATCCTAATTTTAATGATTATTTTATTTCAATTTTTCATAAAATAATCATTTTATTCAGACATGTATCAATGAATTATATATTATTTCTTTTTCGCATTTTTCTTGCGATTCTTTTTTTGATTTTTGGTCAGTGGTGTATTTTCAGACACTTCACCATCCTCATTATTAATTGTATCATCAACAATTTTTTCGATACATTCATCTAGAATCTCGCGAACAGTTTCAACGTCATTGTCTGCCATGTCTGTCAATGGTTGTGGAATTTCTTGCTCTTGTTCTTGTTCTTGCTCTTGTTCTTGTTCTTGTTCTTGTTCTTGTTCTTGTTCTTGTTCTTGCTCTTGCTCTTGCTCTTCTTCTTGTTCTTCATATTGTTGCTCTTGCTCTTGCTCTTGCTCTTCTTCTTGTTCTTGTTCTTGTTCTTCATATTGTTGCTCTTGTTCTTCATATTGTTGCTCTTGCTCTTCTATTTCTTCATATTGCTCTTCTATTTCTTCATATTGCTCTTCTATTTCTTCATATTGCTCTTCATATTGCTCTTCATATTGCTCTTCATATTGTTCTTGTACTAATAATTCTACGTTATTATTTTCATTAGAAGCGAACATTTTTTGTGCTAGTGATGATTCATTATTTTGTATAAAAGACTTAGATTTAGGAACAAAATCAGTAGCACGTGTAAAAGGCAAAGAATTGGAATTACACGGAATATGATCAATAGCACTAAACTCTAGTTCATCTGTATCATTATCTGTTGAATAATGGGAATTACATGGACTTTTTCCACCTACAATAGAGCGTCTCAAATCTCTCGCAGCACGCTTATTTAGCCCCTTTACATTCATATCATTCATGAGTGAAACATTATCTTTTCGTTTTCCAATTAACCCTCCTTCAAATGTAATATCTGCATTTAACTGAGCCTCTAATAGACTAATTTTGGTGGTTAATCTCTTTAATAATTTTTCATGAATGTGGTAAAAAAAATCCAAATACTTTTCATATAAAATGATTTGCTCTTTTAAAACAACTACTTCATAATTAAACGTAGCTACAAAATTATTGACATTTAGACCATATCCTTGATTAGTAGTATATGTTTTTAACTCGTGTTCTTTGTCTCGTAATACATTTATTAAATGTGTTATGATATTAATAATATCTTCATTCAATTGAACAATCAAATGAAAATCATATTGTTTTTCTTCATTTAAATCATCATATTTTGGATATTTTTTATGTTTCATAGTTTCGCTTAATTTTCCATCCACTTGACTTTTCACTACATATTCTATAATTAAATTATACAACTTGTAATATTCACCGTACATACGATTAATAATGATATTATAATAGTCTTTCAAATATCTATATTCACGCTTTAGTAGATTGTTTTGAAAATAAAATGAATCCAAACTAAATATAAAGACTTTTGTATCTGCCGTTTTTATTTGTTTCGTATTTTTAATAAATTCATTATAGACTTCAGTTAATTTAGTAATACGTCCGTCTAAACCTTCAAATAAAGTACCGATTTCATTACGCATTTCTCTCACCTTGTCAAATACTACCTTTACTTTTAACAATTTATCATCCATTTAATATTTATTTAGATAATAATTCAAATAAAATAATTTTGTTTTTATAATTTATAATGGAAACTAAAGATGACGAATTGTCAATATCTGGAGGTGAATATGTAAAACCTGATAAAATAAACAATAAATTAGCATTAAAGGAAGCCGATTGGAAAAGCGAACATGAAGTCATATTAGTTGAGTGGGCTGACAAAGCGATGTGTTATAGATGGTTACATACAAGATCACATCAAGCATATTCTAAAACAAACGCATGGTATACAATTCCTGTTATTATCATGAGTACTCTAACTGGAACAGCGAATTTTGCACAAGATCGTTTTTCAGATGACATAAAACCATATATGCAGATGGC